TTTTTTGTTGTTGACATTCCGTAATGGTAAGGCATAAGCAAAAAGTCTCTTAATATATTCTAAACGCAGTCTGCCCTAATGTCTCAGGTTTCGCCAAATTAAACTGTTGTAAACATAAATACCCAAAAGCATCAAACGCATGGTCTACTCCCAAGTTTTTATTAGGTAATCCAGTGTTAGGTGCATAAGTTAACGTCCTAAGTGCTTTTATCAATTCTTTACAACGAGGATGTATAAGCGTCCTTCGATCGCCATTAGCATCAAACAGGGCAGTATTAACAGCAGTGATCTTATCTCTGATCTTCCAAGGGCTTCTAGGACTCATAACAGTAAAACCAGACCTCCTAAGTATAGTATGATCTGTTACACCAACCCCACTTGTTTTTCTTGCACTCCCAGTAGGGTCTGGACAAGCAATAATTCTACGATCAACTCCATATCTTCTCGTAACTTCCTCCGCAAAGTCCCATGTGGTAGCACCTCCTGTAAGCATGATCTCATCAAAAACATAAAGCGTATCATTATGCTTCACCGCACAGATCCCCGCCATAGGATCAACGTTAAAATCTAAACCAATTAACAAGGGAAGCATATGTAAATCCTGTACTTCCTTATCAATATTTTCATCAGCAAAACTAACAGCCACCAATCCAGTAAGATTTTCAAAACTAGCTTCAAATTCCTGCCTAAATGTTCTCGCATCTAATTGACTTCTTGCTGCTTCAACTTCTTCTTTTACAACATTACCCCCCTCTATCGTAGTAAAACTCCATCTTTCCCAATCATCCCATTCCTTCTCTCCGCAATAACACCACATATCATAAAACCAACTAGCAGTTCCATCAGGAGTAGAAATAAACAGTGCCCAACCTTGCTTGTCGGCTAACGCAGGTCTAATTACTTCAGCCCATACATCACGATCCATAAATGCTGCCTCGTCTAAAACAACACCAGCTAAACTTCTACCTCTCAATGCCATAGCATTTTCTGTACCCTTCAACTCAATAGTCGAACCATTTATCAATTCCAGCCTTAAATCAGTTTCATTCTTGCTTTGAATCCATACTTTAGGTGTCAACCTCTTCAATTCCTTCCATGCAATATCCTTTGCCATCCTATATGTAGGTGCACAATAGAAATAAACCTCTCCAGGACGATTTATAGCTCCTCTTAATAATTCAATACAAGATAAATAACTCTTTCCAAATCTTCTTCCAGCTACCAATACCCTAAATCTCTTATCACTATTGAATACCTCCCCCTGGGCATACCTCAAACTTATCTCACTCTTCTTTTTTTCACTTACAGCCATAAAATTAACAAAAAATACAACTCATACCCCCTATTTATAGCCTATTTACTCACTTTTAAGTTATCATTCAACTAAATACTACTAAGATCAAGTCTGTGGCTTCCTCTGCTTTTCCTGAAAACATAATAAATAATCCTCTCGCTAATCCTGCTAAAAAAAGAACTCGATCCACAGTATCAGATGTCCTAAAACGCTCTCAACGTCTATACGCTCGTCAACTTGAAGGTAAAACTACTCGCCAATTAGTAATAGAACACTCCTCAATAGAAAATATTTCCGAAACTACCGCCTGGCATGATTGGGATAGAGTTAAAGTTTGGAATAACGAAGATTGGGAAAAAGACAGAGAAGCTCTTCTCCCACGATTACAAGCTATGCGTATAAGATTATTCAATAAAGCTGTTAAAAAAGGTCAGCTTCAAACCGCAGCACAAATTCTCGATAGCCTAGGAAAAGTTATAGGCGAATCTATAGAAACAGTCAACATTCAAGCTCCAGAACTTTCTATAAAAGTTGAACCAAAAAATTAGTCAGAATATATTTAAGTTCCCCGCCTACCGCCTAGCAAAAAATTTTTTTGTACCTACACCCCCTCCAAGTCCAAAAAATAGACCTATATGAACTAATAGACCTATGGAGTCTTTTGGAGTCCTTAGAAGTCCATAGAAAGCCTATAGAGAACATAAAAGTAAAAAGAAGTCCATAGAAATACCACTAGGTAAAAAATTTGTACTTGCAAAATTTATTATGTACTTTCTGATATCTTTGTTTACTTGTTTACTATTTTTTGCTATATTAGTTTTAAGTTTAGTAAATTCTTAAATTATGATTTTATCAGCAGTTATTTTTTCTAGCTTAGAAAATAATTGTTCCTACCTTTTTAATTTATAGATTGCTTAACTTAATACAAACAAAAATTATTCAATTTCATACCAGTGAACACACCAAATTTATTTCCCACTGAGGATACTCAAACACTAAAAACAGAACAACTAAAAACTAATTTTGCTTTTGGTTCATATAGTTCTTTTTTAGATATCAGTAACGAATCTAAGAAGCTACACATTCAACTAGATAATAAGCAAATGAAGAAAGACATTCTTTCTAGTTTTCAAATGTTATCTAGTAGCTACTCAGTAGATAAAGAATATTTAACTGAAGTCTTTAAAGTTATTGTTGACAAGATCGAACAATCAAAGGATGACAATCTAAAGGATGAGCTAGCAGCTTACTTGGTTAATAACTTAAATAGCGAGGTTAACAAGTAATGAAACAGACTAAAAACTTACAGATAAAATGCACTTTACCTCCAGAGCTTCATTCACAGTATGTTGCTCTGGTACTTTCTGAAACTGGAGAGGTCAATCTTTCCAGTTTTACAAGATCACTAATAAGAAAATTTATCAACAAGAAAACAAAAAAATGAGAAATCCTTTTACTATCGCGTTGCTTTATTTAGCAAGTCTTTTTATCTTTTGCTATGGGCTTCATAGTTCATTACTTAAGTCAACAAAAATTGACTGTGAGGTATTTAATAAAAGCTTGGCATGCAAACAACTAGAAAAAGAAAACCTAATTAACCAATTATTAAATTAAAACAATGTCAGAATTAAAAACAAAAGTAACTTTCAATAATCCTGATGATCCAAACTCAGGTTATTTAATAGAAAATCCTTTCGCTACTAAAGTCAGAATAGAAACTGACTTTGTAGAAGAGGGATTTGTAGAGATTCCACAATTAACACTTTTTCAAATTATGAATTTTTTATATGTAGGAGAAAATACGGAAAGAGATGGGAGATGCGGATTTAGATCAAGAGCTGTAAGCGAGCTTAATTATTGGTTCAATACAAAGAAAACTTTTAAGTTCTGGAGAAAAGCACTAAGGCCAGCTTATGAAGAACATTTAAAAGAAATACATGATAATGAAAAACGAAAAATGGGAGACATTTAAAAAATAATACATTAAAATAAAAACTCCAGGGCAAAAAGTCTTGGAGATTCTTTTTGAAAAATTTTAAAAATTTTTGATGTAAAATTTTATACAAAAAAAATTTATTAAAAAAAAAAAAAAAAAAAAAAAAAAAAAAAAAAATTAGAACTAGTAGCAGTCAGTCAGTAATGAATGGTGAATGTCAAAATTGAATGAATTTTTTAGACTGAATGAAAAATTATGAATGTTAAATAATAACATTACTTTCACATCATTATCATGTATAATTTAATTAAGTTCTATACCAAATTATGACTCAAACATTAATTAAAGAAGTCAGAGAAACCGCTATTGACTTTTTAAAAGAAAATTCTGAGCATTCAACTATTTATGGATGCGATTTACATCATGAAATTTTTAATACAAATTATTTTTGTGTTTATACTCATGAATGTAAAAAGTATTTAGAGGATTATGGAATATTTGAAGCAATAGAAAAGGTTAAGGAGTATGAAGAGTTTAACTTTGGAGAAGTTACAACAGATTTAAACGATCCTTTTAAATTGCTTAATATGCTGGTTTATATTCTTGGAGAAGAATATTTGAATAATTCAAATACTTTGACTAATGAATTTTGGGATATATATATTCCTGAAGAAAAGTTTCAAGTAATTATTGAAGAATTAGAAGAGTCTTAAAAATAAGACTCTTTTTTATATATTTCAATACCTGCAATTTAAAATATATATATGTACAATAACCTACATAAACATACCAGTTTTAATGAAACCAACTAAATTTAAAAAGCCTATGAATCGGTTTTTATATTTATCAATAATGGGAGAATACCTTATTGATCCTAATGAATGTTTAGAGAATTTAAATATTCAAAAAGCTATCAGCATGAATGATGAAGTAATGCTTAGAAAAATCCTTGAATGTGAGTATTAATTATGAATTACAAAGTTACCTACGCTATAGATACTCTTGATCCTAATCCTACAGTTAGGACATTTGAGCATGAATATGAAGCTGAAGAATGGCTTCATAATGAAGTTCAAGAAAGAATGGACTATACAGTTCAACATAGCCCTTACACTATCTCTGAAAAAGAGTATGCAGAGATAGAAGAATATGAATATTCACTTGTAAGAATAGAAAAAATTACAAGTAACAAAGTTGAACTAATAAATGATGATTTATTTGGAGAAACAATTACAGGTTATTCAATTTCTTAATTATGAACAACATTACAATTACAAAAACTGAATTTAATACAGTTACAGAATTTATTTTTACTTTTGAACAAAGTGAAAATCTTCAACATTAAATGTTAAACATTCTATTGATGCAAGTGAAAAGGACATTATTAAAAATATGGTTAGAACTGCAATTAATGATCTAACTAAAGAAGAACAAATGAATCTAGTAAAGATTTCAAGTTGCAGTTTTTACTTTAGTGAATATCCAAAAGATATTAGAAGTAAGTTAGAAACTGCATTTACTTGGTTTGATAGTAAATGGTATTTTCATATAGATCAAAGAACTGAAATAGAGAATGAAATTATAAAAGAAAATCCTGTAATAGCTAGAAATATATATAGGTTTATAGGTTAATTATGGAACAAATAAATCTACAAAAAATAGCATTAGTTGAGACTTTTGTTAATTTCTATTTATCTAAAAGTAAAGTTTTAGATGAACGTTTGAAATCAGATATTGTCTGGTTTGCTACTGGTTTAAAAATGAGTGAATTTGAAGCCTGTAAAGAAGTAGCTCAGGATTTATATATAAAGGAGATATCTAATGACTAAAAAAATTACAAGTGATGAGCATGCTTACTTGCATGCTTTAGTCTTAGCTATTACTGCACCTGATGAAGAAAAATCTATTGAGTGTCAAAAAATAGCAGCATCTATTGGATCTAGGTTAACTGAGAAACAAAGAGACTTATGCCAAAAGGGTATAGAAGTTTGTATGGAGCTATTATGAAACTCAAAAAAACCAGAAAAGAAAGAAAGTGTTATTCATGTAAATCTTTAATTAATAAAGGAGATTTATACGGCCAAAAAAGTATAGCACTTGGAGAAAAAGTTAATGGAGAATCAG